GGTCCGCAGGGTAAGAGTCTATTAGATCCATCCTCAGCGATGTCGTGTTCTTTGTTGTGTTATTTTTCTTCATTGTTGTGTCCTTTGTTGTGTTATTTTTCAATTAGGAGCTCCTTTTTCTGGTCGCTTAGACGTTTTTCACGCCAATATAGATCACGCTCAACGCGCAGTCCGATGGGTCCTCGTAGTTCACGCAAGTCTTCCATTGCGAAGTATCCTAGTTCAGTTTCTGTACCCTTAATGAGACCGAAGAATATTCCATTTTCCGGATTGTATGAAAACGCAAACCAGGTCCAACGGCTCCATGGTGTGAAAAATTTTGTAACAATCAAAGGATTCGGTTCGTCTTGCGGTCCGAGTTCTGCAAATCGGGACAAGAGTTCGCTGGTAAGAAGGTTTTTCATTTAGTCGCTCCATCTTGTAGAGCTTTGCGTGCCCCTTCGTATGCAGCGCTTGCCGATGCGAGGGCTTCGCTGGCCGCTTCGAAAAGGTCGTAGGCCGATGCGCGTGCGTCAATGTAAGTGTCGCGTGCTGCTTGATAGGCCGATTCTAACCGTTCTTCTGTCTGCTTTGTTGTGTTCTTTGTTGTGTTATTTTTCACTTTTGCGCTCCTTCTTCTGCTTCATCTGCTTCATCTGATTCTTCTTCTTCTTCGATTATTCCGAAGTATACGATTGGATAGTTTACTTCGTTAGAGTCAGGGTCCGGATCTTCTGATTCTTCTTCTGCTTCTGCTTCTTTAGGATCTTCCTGAAAAAGATCGTTTAGTGATGGCGAAAATTGATCCGATCCGTTTTCTGTAAACAAAATATGTTTAACGTAGTCATGAATCGCATCGTACTCTTCGGGCTCTACGCATTCGTTTAATGCGTTAAGCAGTAAAGAATCTAAAACTTCTTTAATTGTAGATTGAGGATTCCAAAATGCGATAAACGTACGTCCAGAATGTCCCAGAAAATAATCGGGGTGATCGGTGGATAAATAGATTAGCTTCTTTTTTATGTTCTTTTTCTTCACTTTGGAGCTCCTTCTTTTAGGGCTTTGTTAGCCACAAGCAGCGCATCCCAAGCCACCTCTTTTGCCTCGCTTGCCGCATCGTATGCATTGCAAGCCGCTCGGTAAGCATCTCGCGCTGCATTTAGATCGGCTTTAAGAGCTTTGTTGTTTTCTAACTGCTTTATTGTGTTCACTGAGGAGCTCCTTCTTCGCATGCCGCTCGGTAAGCTGCGCTTGCCGCTTCGATTGCCACGTTGAAAGTATCGCAGGCCGATTTACTCGCCGCTTCGTAGGCAGCGATTGCCTCACTTGCCGCATCGTATGCTGCTTTTATGGCTTCGTTTTTTGTTGTCTGATTTGTTGTGTTCACTTAGGAGCTCCTTTTGGGTGATCGCTGGCAACTATTCTATCTCCAGATTTAACCATTCCGTCAGTCCAGGCCTGAATCGCTAGCCATTGTTTACTGCGATAATCCCACTGATCAAACGCTGCCCGGTTATCAGGAGATAGAGACTCCCGAATCGCGCTAATAGTAACATTCAAATTAAACTGCTCGTCCGCTTTCGCTATAAAGCAGTCGTCACATTTTTCTGAGGCAGTACAGAGTTTACACTTTTTCATTTCGCCGCTCCTTCTCGAGCTGCATCTTTTGCCGCGTAATAAGCAGCTCGAGCCACCCCTTCCGCAGTGCAAGCCGCATTGAAAGCATCTCGTGCTGCATATTTTGCCGCGATTGCCGTTTTGTAGGCTTCGTTGGCCGCATCGTAAGCTATTAGTAACTGCTTTGTTGTCTGCTTTGTTGTGTTCACTTAAGAGCTCCTTCTTTGCGTGCTGCTCGGTAAATGGCATGAGCTGCTGCGATTGCCGTGTCGTAAGCGGCTTGAGCTAATTTGGTTGCTGCTTCGAACGCATCCCTTGCCTCGACTGCAACTCTATAAGCATTGTCAGCTGCTTTTATAACTTCGTTTTTTGTTGCCTGCTCCAAAAATGATTTGAATTCTGCAATACAAGCGTTTCTTTTTGCGCCGATGTTAAAAGTAATCGGAGAGGTTTGATTCCAAAAATCCTCCGGACTTATAAGGTCGGGATCATATAAATTGGTTAACTTCCAATCGTACAAATTAAAAACATCGCCCGAATGAGACGTAAAAGTATAATCGCCAGAAACTTTGTAACCATCGCTTTCAGATGGCTGGCCAAAAACTTCGGTTAATCGCTTCGGCGAAATTGTTACATTCCCTCTAAGGCTCGTACCATCTGCCCCGGCTTCTTTGTTTAATTTAAAAGCTGCTTCTTGTTTTGTTGTGTTCATTCATTGACAATATACAATAACTTCCTGGAAGTCAAGGGGGTCAGGCCTGGACTTAAGGCCAGGATTGGAATCGGATTGTACGGTAAAATCACGGCCAAGAATGTGTAGGTTATTGCATAAGTTTTTACGAAAATTGTGAAAAATAAAAGTGTGGCGGATTGGTGACATTTTAGCGTTTATTATGTAAAGTATTGGATTCACTACAGAAATATGACTTATATTGCACGCAGTATTTTATTATGTAAATAAGATTCACTTTTCGGGCAGGGATTTTTGGCATCTGCCCCGACAATATGCCCCAGCCTAAGTTATTGTTATTGTTATCTTTTTTACTCATCTTGGGCGGAGGGGCATGAAAAGAGGCCTTTTCTCTACCGCTCCTTTTACTATATTTGTTTTTCTATATATTCAGGGCTTATACTATATATACTATTATATATACTCTCAGAACAGAACAAGCCCATGTAGCCCATAGATTTAAAGCCCAGCCCTGAGCTCCGAAAACGAATTTAAATGAATGGGCTCATTTTTGAAGCATATTTGCCCTTCTAGCCCCATTTTACGCGGCATCTGCCCAGTTTTTGATGATTAGAAGGGGACGGGGACACGCCCCATGGCGGGATGATGGGGGGGCGCAAAAGTGACTAGTCATCAAAAACGAATTCAAACGGCAAAAAAAATATTGTAGACTTAGTTGTGGACGACGAAAAAAAAGTAGAAGTGATTCTGCCAATTGGCCCTTCGGACTACTTGTCTAAGAAAATTAAGCGATTAGGCCGGCCGACTAAATATCGTGAGGAACACTGCGAGATGCTTTATCACCACATGGCTGGCGGCTTAAGTTTTAAAACTTTTGGCGTAGTGGTTGGCGCAGACGAAGATACGATGGACGGTTGGTGCCAAAAACATCCAAACTTTGCAGTATCCAAAGCTCTCGGCCGCAAAGCGCAACAATTATTTTACGAAAAACATGGAGTAGAAGCTATCAAAGGGAATATTCCCGGATTTAATTCCACGGCATTCATATGGATGACTAAAAACATGCTGAATTGGCGAGATAAAGCGGAGATAACTCTCGCGGCTTGGCCGCAATTGCATGCAGCCGCCAAGACTGAAAACGATTCTTTCTGAAAAAAGAAAAGAAAAAAATAGTCGTCGTAAAAAAAAGCCGCGAAGAGCTCACAAAAATTAAACAATCTTTGTTTGAGCAGAAATTTCTAACGGATAGATTGAAAGAGATTCACGCTTTGTGGTTACCACACGAGGGGCAAAAGCCAATCCTTCGAGCTTTATTCCACGAAAATGTAAAAGATATTTTTGTTCAGGCAGGGAGGAATTTTGGTAAGACCGAAGTCGTGGCCTATGCGCTTTGGCGCTATGCGATGCTAACTCCCGGCTCAGAAAATTATTATTTTGCGCCTTTTATAAAACAAGCGAAAGAGATCTTGTGGGCTTCTGGCCGTTTGCAAACGCTTGGGCCTAAGTCGTGGTTACAAGGAGATCCTAACGCTACGGAAGCGCGCATCACTTTTAAAAACGGCGCATTTATAAAGCTAGATGGGTCCGATAACATTGAAGCATATCGCGGAGTGAAGCCTCGAGGCTTAGTAGTTTACGACGAGTTTAAAGATTTTCGTCCGGGATTTTACGAAGCCTTTGATCCTAATCGCGCGATGTATAATTCGCCTTTGATTGTTATTGGCACGCCGCCAGAAATAGAATGCCACTACACCGAATTGGCTGAGACTTACAAAAATGACGCATCGAAAAGATATTTTCACGCGCCTACTAGATCCAATCCTTATGTTTCAAAGGAATGGCTTGAAAAAAAAGAAAAAGAACTACTAGCCCGTGGGGAGTCCGACACTTGGGAGCGTGAGTACGAAGCTAGGTTTGTCAGAGGAGGAAGGTCAACGATCTTCCCAATGTTTAATCCACATTATCACGTCAGTCCCCATGACAAAATTCTGGCAGAAATAGAAAAAACTAAATGGGACATGGAATGGGTTCTGTCGGTGGATCCTGCAACCATTTCAACTTTCGGCGGATTGGTAGCCTGTGCAAATCCTTACACAAGGCAATTATATATCTGCGCTGAGCTTTACGAATCGACTCAGGCCAATACTTCGGTGACGCAAATTGTTCCAAGGCTGCAGGAATTGAAGGCTGAATGCTTTTCATACTCGCTTGATCAAAAAGATAGGTGGGAGGAGCGGTGGCTGCAGGTTTGTGATGAAGCCGAGGCATGGTTTATAAATGAAGCTCTCGATAGGTTTTCAGAATCTTTTCACCGCACGTCGAAGGCAACGAATGATAAAGAGTATGGTATAAGTTTGATTCGCGACTTAATGATTCACAAGAAGATCATTATATCGGATCGTTGCGAAAACTTAATCCGTGAGATTTCTAACTACGTGCGGAGCGATTCTGGGAGGATAGCGAAAAAGAATGATCACGTTTTAGATTGTTTACGTTATTTACTGCACGCTCTTAATTATTCTTTGAACGAATCGGTACCGGCCAATGACACGTTACCTTTGGAGCGTAGGGATCGAATGATTGAGATTTCTGCAAGGGATTCCATGCTTGAAGAAGAAAGAATGGACGATAGTTTGTTATATGAATACTTTTAACCATGGATTTTCTAATTGCATTGACATTGATTTTATCTCTAATTGGCGCGGCAAGCGGTTTAATTTCGTTAGTCATGATTTTGGCGATGAAAAACTCTACGCATAATATTCAATGGATGGATGCGTCGGCTGCTTCTGTTACGGATGAGCAGTTAGAGGCTGAGATGTTAAAGCCTGGTTTCAAAACAGGTGACAATGCGTTGGATTTTTCGGAGGGGTCAGGGCGTAGTCGAGCGTTCCCTTCTATGTCCGACTGGTAATTTATTTTTTTTGTGAAGGGGATTTTAAATGGATGATTATTCAGCGTTTGATGAAGCGCATGGTGGGGGTCAAAGGCTTAAGGCGTTTTTCACTTTAGACATGAACAGTCCAAAGGAAGTTAAGGATTGGCTTTCTTCTTGTATCTCTCAGCAGAAGCAGCGTTGGATGCATGACTTTTACGAGATGCGATTGAATTTGCAGGCGTATGAAGGGATATATTATTCGGGTGGTGATGTAGATCAAAGGACTCAGGCATCTAATCGAAATAATCCATCTGGTCGTAAGTACAAGCGTATTGCAGTTAACCATTTGCGCGATTTTACGGAAGCGAGGACGGCTCGCTTGATGAAATTTCGTCCTGCGTTTGATGTTTTACCTCAGACGAATGAGTTTGAGGACAAGGTTGACGCTAGGGTTTCTAAAAAAATTGTAGATGCGTTATGGAATTCTGCTCAGATTGAGAATTTACTTATTAAAGCTGTTCGTTCGGCGGATGTAGTTGGGGAGTCTTACATTTTTACTTTGTGGGATGCGAACCGAGGACCTCAGCACCCTATCGCCAAGATGATGCCTGAAAAGGTAGAAGATCCGGAAGGGGATGGGGAAGATAATCAAGTTGATCCACGTTCTGTAAGAATTGGGGATATTGATTACCGTCTTTATGAAGCGTTTCATGTTTTTCTTGATAACAAAAAGCGTTGGGAGGATGTGGATTGGGTCATTACTTATGATCGGGAGTCTGTTGACGAATTGAAGGTTCGTTATCCTGAGGAAGTTGATTCGATAAAGACGGATTCAGACGTAAGCGAATTTGACCGAGATTCTGACGATTTCATGGAAGGCAATGATGCGAGTGTTTACACTTTTTTTCATCGACCTACGCATTATCTTCCCAAGGGTAGGCTTATTAAGTTCACGAAGGATGTTCTTTTAGAGAATGTAGATTATCCATTTTATCAGCCAGGCGATGATTTGCCTGGGATGTTACCTTGTATTCGTTTAACTGCGGATGAGAGGCCTTCTAAGTTACGCGGCGTTAGTTTGTATCGTCATTTAAGACCGCTTCAAGATCATTATAATATTTTAACTACGATGATTATGAAGGGTCAGATTTTGGCCGCTCATCCTAAGTGGATGGTGCCTTTTGGTTCTACGAAGACTGAGAATTTAGGGAATGATATTACGGTTACGCAGTTCAAGGGACCTGTTGCTCCTGCGTTAGTTTCTTTTTCTCCTAATGCGCCTGAGTTATTTACGTTTCGAGAGCAGTTAAAGGCTGATTTACAGCAATTATCTCTAGTTTTTGGTACGAGTCGCGGTGAGCCACCGGCTGGGATCAAGGCCGGAGTAGCTTTGCAATTTTTATCTGAGCAAGAAAACGAGAGATTTTCTTTAAGTGTGATTCGTTATCAGCAATCGATTCGCGAGTTAGTTTTGAAATCGATTTTAGTGGTTGCGAATAAGTATGATGATTCTGACGAGAGGATTATTCAAGCTGTTGGTGCTGGAACTGGGATGGACCAAGAGGTGATGAACTTCCAAGTGTCTCAATTGAAGAAGCGTTTTAACGTAACGATTCAAAACGGCAATGCGTTACCTGAGTCGAAGGCGGCCAGGATGCAGACGATCCTTGATTTATCGGATCGTTACCCTGATCAGTATTCTCCTGATCAAGTTCTTGAAATGATTGGCATGAGTCCTGGGGAGAAGTTTACGGATCAGGCATCGATTGCGAATCAGAGCGCTGAGTCTGAGAACGAGAGACTTTTGCAAATGGGCATTTCTAATGAGAGAGATGGTTATCAAGACGCGGAGAACACTGACCCGCAGGATTATGAGAATCACATTGTTCACTGGAAGACTCACTATAAGATTTTGCAAGAGCAGAGATTTAAGCATTTACCTCAAGAGGCGCAGGATCGAATGATTGATCATATCCGAGCTCATGAATATTTTATGATTGAGAAAACGTCGGAAAGTGTGGCTTATGGTCAGCTTATTCAGGCTCTTCCTCAGTTTCCTTTATTTTTTAAAGTTTCAAAACCAATGAACGCGACTCCAACGCCAGGTCAGGTAGATCCGGCAATTGGGGCAACGATGGAAGGGGAAATAAATGGAAGCATCAGCGGAGATCTCGGGATCGGTAGTGGAGAAGTCGGAGTCAAGGCAGGCGGAGAATTCGCCGGACTCTAATAACGGCAAGATATCTTTAAACGTCGGGGATGCGGTCACTTTTGACGATTTAGACGGCGTGAACATCACTCGAGTCGATGACTTTTCTCGTCGCATCAAGAAGGAGCGTGAGGATGTTCCCTCTTCTGATCTACTAGAAGCGAAGGAAGTTTCTAAGAGAGCGGAGGAAGTGCGGGCGCAGAAGAAGATGCATAAGGCATTTCTTGACGGTAAGCATTCCGAGCTTGATCCGGAAACTAAGTTTGAGGTTTTCGTAGACAAGAAGCCTTTTCAGGTTTCTTTAGCTGATTTATCTCAGAATTATTCTGGGAAGATATCTTATGAGAAGAAGTTTCAAGATTTATCTAATCAAAGAAATAGTTTTTTAAAGGAGCAAGAGGGAAGTCAGAAGGAATCGGCTGATGTGCGCGGGCTGATGGGGGATGTTTACGCGGCGATTGAGACGAAGAACATTGACCGTCTTTTATTCACCGCAAGCCGTTATATGGGTTTGAGTGATGCAGATGCTGAGAAGGCTGTGTCCGAGTATTATTCGTCGGCTGTGCAGAAGATTAAGCAGTTTGAGCTTATGAGTCCTGAGGCTAGGGAAGCTTCTACGATGAAGCAGAGGCTGGACATGCAGCTTCACGATATCAAGCGTCAGCGCGATGAGATTGAGAGCGAGAAGAGCTCTTATCAAATGAAGGGTAAAGTTGACGCTATTTTGAAAGCGGAGGGTGCGTCAGAGGAGGAGTTCAAGGGATACTTTGATCAACTAAAAGATCTTCAAGATAGAAACCCGAACGCTGTCCCCAGTATCACGCCTGAAGTCGTTGCAGATTATCGCCGAACGGTAATGGTTTGGTCGAGGGCTTATGCTCTTTCAGAAATTGAAGGCGCTTCGGAATCAGAAAAGAGTAGCCGCGCTGAAATTATTCATGACATCATTGCACAACATCCTGATTTCACTGATAATGATATCTTAGGTCTTTTTTCAGATGAGCCTCAAAATAGAGAGCCAACAGCTGAAGAAGCGAAAATTTTGCAGGCCAAGATTCACAAGAATCAGCCGCACAAAACTCAAGGGTTGGAAGCGAAGCCAAGCGTGAACAAGTGGGCGTCAATGACGTTCGATGATCTCGGTTGATAGCTACTCGTTAAGACATAATCAAAAAATTTAATTTAAAAAAAGAGGTATTGATACATGGCAAGTTTCAACATTTCAGCGCAAAGCAGCTTCTTCAAAACGAAGTACGGGCCTCTAGCGATGAACACTTATAACTCTGCTAACGTGATGTTAGCTCGTGCAAAAAAAGATTATGATTTTACTGGTGATCAGTTGTTTATTTCTCAGCCTACTAGTTTTTCTGGTGGTGTTGGGGCTGGTCTTCTTCCTGTAGCGAATGCAGCGAACTATGGTAAGGCGCTTATCGTTGCTAAAAAAATGTATTCGGTCATGCAATATGACCGAGAAGCCATCAAGGCTAGTTCCAATTCTGAAGGTGCCTTCGGAAAAGGAATCGATGAAGTTACTAAAAAAGGCGTTGAATCGTTCATGAGATTCATGAGCTACACTCTTTTCCGTGATGGATCTGGTGTTTTGGGACAGATTGCTTCTGTTTCCGGCTCTGGCCCTTACGATTTGACCATCATCACAACCGGTGCTGATCGATGGAAAGAAGCGAACTTTGAAGAAAAAGACTATGTTGACATCAACACTGCAAGATTAACTGGTGGTACAGCTCGCGGAACTTTTGAAATCACAGCTATCGTCGCATCGACTCGAGTCGTGACTGTTGCTGCGGTTGGTACTGTAACCGCTCCTCAGGCGAATGATTATGTACATATGCAAAACTCTAGAGCTGTGTGTCCTCAAGGACTTCAAGGCGTTTGCGATGCTACTTCTGGAACCCTTTACAACTTAAACGTTGGTCGTCGATGGCAATCAACACAGTTGAACGCTAACTCGGGCCCTGTAACTTTGGATATTTTGAACAATCAAATGTTAGAAGTTCAAAGACGTTGTGGAAAAGTTCCCAAGATGATTGTTGCTAGTTTCAAGCAGTACGCGAAAATCATGAATCTTATGGAAGATTTGAAACAATATGTAATTGCACCTCGAGACGGTAACTTGAAAGGTAAAGTATCTTTCAACGCTCTTGAGTTTATGAGCGCCTCTGGAGCAGTTCCGATTATGCCCGAGCGTTTCGTTGACGATGATCGAATCTATCTTGTTAATGACGATTATATGACTATTTTCCATCGACCTGACTTCGGATTTTTTGATGACGATGGATCTGTTTTCTTGCGAGACGCTGGAGATACCTATTCGGCGCGATATGGAGGCTACCTCGAGACCTATATTGTCCCGTCATTTCAAGGGGTTATAACGGGCTTGTCGTAATTTCAAGGGGTTACGCCGGTTTAATGTCAATATTCCATCAGGGCGGTTCTCTGCCCTGATGGTCTTAATTTAGGAGATTTTTATGTTAAGAAAAGTTCAATCAGGCTTAAGAGGGCAGCGTTCAATCGCCGCTCGTGTAGATGGTGTTACTGCAACGGCGGTTCTTTCGGAAGGAACCGGCGCGGTTACTTTAACAGATACCGGAACGGGTGATTATCTTCTTACTTTTAATGAAAGATTTGTTCGAGTGCCTTCAGTTGTGGCGACTACTCTGACAGCCTTGATTCGGGTTCAAATTGGAACCGTGTCAGAGACTTCGGTTCAAATTCTGACTTTCGGATACAACAACACGACAGCAACAGATGCAGTTGTGCATGTGTTTCTAACAGGTTGGGACGTAGCACTTTAATTTTTTGAGGTGATTTTATGGCGACGAGAGTTGTCGGAATAACAAGTCGTGCGCGGGCAGTTCCTGCGGCGACGACCTCTGCATACGCGGCCGGTCAGTCGATCGGAGCGGTGAACACACTTGAAAATGTGGCGAACAGACAGCAAGGAACTTTAACTCTTCAAAGCATAACGCTGGTCGATCGAACGACTCAGGCGGGTGCGATTGATTTAGTTTTTTTTAGAAGCGCACCAACAGCGACTGACAAGGTTGCCTTTGCGCCGACTGATTTACAGCTGGAAGATTATCTAGGCCGCGTTTCGATAACGGCGGGTGACTACATCAACACAAGTGCGCAGAGATTAGCGGACAAGCTGAATATAGGAATGGCTATGGATTTAGGAGTACTTCCTCAGCCGGCGTCTATGTTCGGAAGTCCTTTAGAGCTAAAGCAAACTTCCTTATTCGTTGTATTTGTTTCGAGAGGGATTCAGAATTACGGGGCGAGTGCGGCAACGGCGCTTCGTCTTGAGTGTACATTTTTCGTTGATTGAGGGGATTTTATGGCTAATCGAGTAATCATACCAACAGCTTCATCAGTTCAAACGCCGACAATAACAACCTCGGCTTATTCAGCTGGGCAAGCAATCGGAGGTCTTTTGACCTTCAGCTTAATAGCGAATCAGATGCAGGGGTCCGGGCGCATCACTAATGTTTTGATTACTGACATTTCAAATCAAAGATCGGCAATTGATTTAGTTTTGTTTAGTCAAACTTTTACAGCTACCGCCAACGGATCTGCGTTTGCTCCGAGTAACGCTGATCTTTTAAATTGTATTGGATTTATAAATATTATTGCCGGGAGTTATTCGCAATTCAGTGCGAACACGGCGGGCATTGTACAAGTTCCTAACTTCAAGTTTGTTCTTCCTGAAGTTTCAGTCGTGACAACAGACAGAATCAGAGCAAAAGAAACTACGCTTTTTGGTCAGCTTGTTTCACGTGGAACCCCAACTTATGCAACGACAACGGCTTTGTCTGTTTCTCTAATAGTTGAGATCGACTGATAGAAGGGATTTGAAATGTCTTTCACCACATTAAATGGAGTTCAACTTCAAATCCCAGCGCGAGGTTTTCGAAACTGGGATCAGGTCATGTTCAATGTTACGTGGACGAATATCGCGTCACACGATCACACTGGAAACCCGAAAGGCAATCAGCTTGTCACTGGGTCGTTTTCAAATAACGCAGTGTCGGGAGCTAAGATTCGGTTAACCAATACCGAATATTTGAGAGGCAGGAACGCTGCGAACACGGCGGACATTAACGTTATTCGAGTTACCAACACTGACACTCTTGAGCTCGGCGCGACCACGACCGGCTCTATTTTAAATTTAACTAGTAAGCTTAACATTGTTGAGTCCGGCGCGGGTGTGATAACTGCCGACGGTGATATCGCGAACAACACGTTGCTAGGCCTTCAATTCCGAAATAATGGAGTGGCAAGAACAGTGGCTAGTTTAGATGCGGTTCAAATCGTAACTAACAAAGACATAGATGGCGGCACTGCATCAAACTCAAATCGACTAACCGCTCCAAAAAATACGCTTGCGAATTTGACGGCTTTGACCAGAAAACAGGCGACTGTTGTATATGATACCACAGCGAATCGACCGATGTTCGATGACGGAACTAATCTCCGAGCTTTCGGATCGGGAGCGGCTGGCCGTAATTATTTTGAAAGTTATTTTGATTTTTCTGTAGACCCCTTAAGCGGAGCGGCATTTAACCAAGCAATTGGCGGGAATCGCACGACAGGGCAAGGATTTTGGGTCGTACCAACGGCAACAGCGGCACTTTTAATGTCTTACGATACAAGTACCCCGCTTAGACCTCCTGGCTCTTTAGTCATGACCTTGGCCGGCGGTGGCGGAAATCAATTCGTTGAGACGCCGATGTTTACGCCGGACTTGGCAGACACGCTTGCTGGAACCGTTTTAGATGTTCGATTTGATTCACAAGCTGGTGCAACGTTTGCGAATGGCGACATTGATTTAGTTATTGTTCGATATAATTCAGCGGGAACTTTTCAAGAACTTACAGCTCCGTCTACAAGCGCGATGGCGTCTGGAGCTTATCAGTTTCTAGCAAAATTTCTTCCTACTGCTACGGCTGGGGATCAATACGCTATTCGATTTAGAAGTCAGGTTGTTGGTTCTAGAACGCTCGAGATCGATTCTTTATTTGCCGGACCTAGTAATTTGATTCTTGGACCTGCAATTAGTTCTTATCGTTCGTACACTCCAGTTTTGTTCGGAGGGACTAACGGCCTTCAGTACACCAACAATACAGTTGTAGGATTTTTCCGCCGAGTTGGTGATTCTGTAAACGTAACCGCTTCGATTGCCTTCAGTGGCGCGCCTGGTACCGGCACAGGATCTTTTCGGTTAACACTCCCTCCCGGAGTTTCGATTGATACTACAAAAATAAACGGAGTGGGTGCATTTTTTCTTGGTGTTGGTCTTGCGAGGGATTCGG